CGTAGAATATAACCCTAGGACTGGAGAAACACTTAATATGTCCTTAGTGCCAATCTGCAGATTAAATGTTGTTGTCACTGTGCTTATTGCAATACGCCACGTGTATCTGCTGGTTTCGTGGTATTCAACCTTGAATGTAATCGGTATCTCTGGGCTGACTCTTCTGCCTGGGATATCTATTACAATCGGTCCAGTTATCGTTCCACCTGACTTCGGGAACTTGCTGTCGTTTGCCTGTTTGACTTGCTCTTCAAATGCCTTTTGCTTGTCCCTGGTCCAGCGATAGAAATCTCTATTCTTGTGTTCCGTCATCTGGCACCTCCGGTTCTTGCTGTGGTATCAGGTTGTATTTGCGTAACACGTCCTCAATATCGGACAACAATGCCATCGTGCCGGCTTTCTCTGGTATTTCTATGTCACCGCCATTATTAAGTTTTTTTGCATAAACATTCGGCCATCTTGCACCGTAGTAGCCAAGTGTAAATTTTTCACCTGCATATCCTGGGAAAAGACCGAGATTGTGACAAATCCCAAATAACTGAACTTTGTTATAGGTATAATATGAAATCGGTGAATATGGTATAAACTCCCAGCCCCAGTTATATGTTCTTGTATTTTCCTGATAGCCGATTTCAAAATTAAACATTGTTTCTGTGACCAATGTCGGGGTTTTGTATTTTATCTTTAATGGCCCTGTAATAGTTCCTCCCTCTATGGGCAGTTTCTTGTCCAGTTCCTGTTTCAGGTTCTTGGAAAACGCACCTTGTTTGTCACGTGTCCATCTGAAAAAATCTCTATCTGTATCTGTCATTGTTTTCCTCACATTTGTCGTATGCGTACAAAGCCTGTGGCACCAGACCCTTTTAAGAACGATGTGCCGTTCCAACCAACGTCACCGCCTTTGCCACGTGTGGTGTCTTCGGGCCAGTTGTCATTGACACGACCATTGACCGCACGTGTGGTTGCGGTTGATGTCGCCTGACTTGGTGTACAGGGACTTGGGTTGTTAATTAGTGTTTCCTGTAATGCGGAACCTGACACGCTGACCGTTCCAATTGTTCCAACTGTTCGGTTCGCACCAGATGTTGATGTGGCACGAATGCTGGCACCGGTGCCACCACCGGCACTGGCGGTCAGGTTTGTGAATCCTGTGATCGTTGATGCGCCACCTGCGGTTGCTGATGTTGTGCCGCCTGATGCGCTGCTGAATGTGTCCGCTGCACTTGAACCATAACCGCCACAGGTCACAGTTACCGATGCGGCTGCTGTCAGTTTCGCAAGTATCTGCAATGTTCCGCCAACACCGCCCTGGGCATAGTGTTTGCCGCCTGTCACGGTGCTACGTCTGGCAACACCGCCACCACCGCCGCCAATCAGGGTGATTTCATAGGTGCCTGCTGACAGCGACAGTGTTGTTGAACCGGCCGCCTGGGTTTCGAATATCAGCACCGGATCGCCTGTATAAAACAGCTTTGCAACCCCACCGACACCGATGTAGCCTTTCTTGACTTTCTTGGCCAAATTGCTGACCCCGACATAGATTTTGGTTACCTTTTTGGCTGTGCTGCTGATCCCAATCAATGTGTTCTTTGCCATTGTTTTTCCTTATTCATAAACCAGTAAAATTTGCCCAGTGGTCAGCGAACTGCCGGCCCCTGGATCGGTTGTTTGTGCTTTGATGTTTCTGGTTGTAAATGCTGATGTCGGTGTTGCGTTTGCCACCGTTACAGTATCGCCAGTTTTGTTCGCTTTATTCGCCAGCGCATTGGTTACCGTTGTTGAATATGCGGTATCATTTCCTATTGCGGCTGCAAGTTCTTGGAGTGTGTTCAGACCGTCTGGGGCAGAACCCACTAAATTGTTCACAGCCGTTGTTATGGCCTGCGACACAACCGATACTGCGGCTGTCACGAATGCAGTTGTTGCAATCTGGGTTGTGTTCGTACCGGCTGCGGCAGTTGGTGCCTTGGGTGTGCCGGTGAGTGTTGGCGATGCGATATTTGCTTTCTTGGCAATTTCATTGGTTACCGTTGTCGCAAAGTTTTCGTCATTTCCCAACGCAGTTGCGAGTTCCTGGAGGGTGTTCAGAGCATCAGGAGCAGCACCCATCAATGCCTCAATTGCTGCTGAAACAGCCCTTGCCACGAATGCGGTGTTTGCAATCTGTGTTGTGTTGTCGCCTTGTGTGGCGGTTGGCACCGTTGGTGTGCCGGTCAAAGACGGTGATTCAAGCGGTGCTTTTTCATCAAACTTTTGCTGGCCTGCGAATGTCAGGTTGTCCAGGTCTGTGTTTGCCGCACCGTCAATGATGCCCTTGTAGTATGTGACGATTACGTTGTCCGCATTGGACACACGCAATATCATTCGCACCCCCAGTTCTTTAACGGTTCCCTCGGTTTCAAGCGGCTTATAGGTGGCTGGATATTTCCCAACTGCGAACAGGTCCCCGAATTCGTCATAAATACCGATTTCACGGATCCAAAATCCACCAACGTCTGCCTCAATAGTCGCCTCAGTCACCAGGTTGTTTTTATCCATCTTGTCCACCTGGACCTTGGTCAGTTCGCACCGGTATTGTTCACTGTGCAGTGCCGTCATATCTGCGGTTGGTTCCAGGGTGCTGTTCCCGAACGCCATATGTGTCAGTGTTAATGTTTCGCCAGTCGGCAATGCGGCCAGTTTCTGCAGTCCCAGATTTGTTACAATTGAAAAGAATTCAGACATTTTATTCCCTTGGGTATATGGTTGTTTTCTCTAAATGACCAAAGGCCAGTCCTACCTTTGGTACGTTGTTATCGGTTTCCAGTTCGGGGCGGAAGTATTCCAAATGTGATCGCAGGTTCTTGGTCTGCATAATCGTGCTTAGAATCAGTTCAGATTCTGTGATAGACAGGCCGTCTTCCCGAAATATCGCATAGACACGAAAGTTGTAGGGTTTGCCGCCATACTGAAACCATTCTTCGATCACGATGTCCGCAAAGACAAATGCTGCCAATGCACGCTTTAATGACCCCAATGTTCCCTTTATCTTGTGAACCTGCACACTTTCACGGATAACCGTTCGTTGGGTGTTGTCGTTCCAGTCTGCGTGCCATACGTCCACCGACATTGCCCAGGCCAGCCACGGTATGATTGCGGCCGGACATTTGTCTGGGTTGGTCAGCCAGCGCAACACGTTGGTGTCTAACAAAGAAAACCGCCGTTGAATGGCGGTGTCTATGTCCCTTTGCAGTTCAGTTGCGTTTGGTGGCAAAATGTTATTGGTTTGTGTCATCTGCGATTACAAATTCTATGTTTATTTCGGTGCAAACTGGTGCCTGTTCTTTGGTTGTTGCGATGTCAGCCGCTGGTGATGTCAGCACGACTTTTTGCACACCCTCGGTATGCAGCGCATCAAAAATGCCCGATCGGGCCACGTAGTTTCCAATAGTGCTATGTTTTTCAACATATTTATCCAGCGCAGCACGACATTCTTGTTCGGTCACAGTCATACTTGGGCTGTAGTACATATAGATTTTTGCCTGGATTTTATACTGTTCCAGCTTGGCACTCTGTATTGTTACGTGGTCGGTCAGTGGTCGTTTGTCCTCAGAACTGACGTATTTATTAACAATTTCTATCAGTTCATCGCTGGCGGTTCCGTTGTCTTCATAGGACATTATGCTTATCAGCACTCTGCCGTCTGATGGTGTTTGAACGCTGGCTGATTTGACCCTGGGGTCGGCACTTAGTGTGTGGAACAGATATGATTTTTCTGATCCGGCTGTTGTGAATGCCTCAAGCGACAGCTGGGTTCGGTATCTTAATCGTTCATCGGTTTCGTCTGCCTGGCGCACAATGCCATAGAATGCGGCCAGGTTGTCCAGGTCTGTTCCGGTGGCATACGCCAGCATGCAGGATTTGGCGGCCTCGTTTATACGCTGGCGCAGCAACAATTCCCGATATGCTGCGCATTCAAGGGCAATGATTGCAGGATCACTTTCCAAGAGTGCATCATAGTCAGGCTTTTTGGCAACAAAGTCGGCCAACAGTTCTTGAAAGATCGTTTCAAACGACAACGTTTCAATGACGGTCGGTGGGGTCAACTGGGACATATCCACATGATCTGGGGTCAGCAAATTTGCAATTGTGTCTTGGTTTCCTGTCATGATATTACTATGCCTCCAATCTGGACTTTCTCTTCGGTGGGCAGATACTTGCCCTCTAAATTCAATATCAGTTTGCCGTCTGTGGCCGATACCACGGATACGTTTGTTACCTCGAACCTGGGTTCGTAATTAAACAGTGCCTCAACCACGTCTGAATAGATTTCTGCAATCAGACTGCCGGTCATTGGGGCATCTATGCGTTGGAACAGTCTGCTGCCATAATCACGCCGCATTACACGTGTCCCAATCGGGGTGGTCAGTATGTCCCTGATGCTCTGTTCAAGATGTTCCAGGTCGCTGATGCTATGTCCGGTATGAACGTTCATTCCTTGCATTGTTAACTCGGTTTTGCTGTGGTTGCGGATTGTGGTGAGGAACCTTGGCCGGCACCGACATACTGGACATTATGGGTGTGGGCCGACAGTTTGATGCCGTTGCCCTCAACCTCGCCATCTGCTGTTACTGTTCCGGTGGTGGTGATGTTGCCGGTCTGGTCAATGTCCTTGTTGATTAGGATTTTATTCTTGTCCGATCCTGGGGCAGGATTGGCCGTTTGGTACAGGGCCGGCAGTATTATGCCCCGAGATAGGTCGCCATTGGGGGATAGCACAAGCACCTGTTCGCCAGTTTTAAGTGGGAACCAGGTGTCTGTGCTGGGAACCATCCAGGGCATAAATGCCGTTGTAATCTTGCCGATTTGAACTGTCGCTGTGGCGGTGTCATAGTTCACGTCTTTGACTTTGCCAATGCGGATTATGTTGTTCAGTCGGCGGTATAGGTCGCTTATCTTTTGTCCGTGTTCAATCATCGTTGTTATGCGTTTTGGTCATATAGGTCAGTGTAAAGCCCAGGCGGATTGCCCCATATATCTTGGCACCGTCAATGGACATGTCTGTTTCAGTTGTCTTGAATCGCAGGACAGCATTCCGCATTTTCGGCACGTCCCAACCGTCCAACATGGTTTCAATCTGTTCCGCCATCGTGTCCAGTTTTTCGTCCAGCTCATCCTTGCCTGTGTCAACGGCCTCTACAAACAGTTCCAGTTCACGTGTCAGGTCCCCATGGCCGTCTGTGTCCCATCGTTCTTCTTTGATGGTTTCTGTGCCTGTATAAACCAACACCGCTGGCAGGTCTTGGTCAAACAGTGGTTTGCTGCGAGATGTATATGTGTTCGCAAATATCTGTTTCAGGTGTTCTGCGACTGCGGTTCTGATGTTTATTCTTGGATGTGTCATGTTTCGTGTAGGATTAGTTTCTTGGACCCTGGGATATGGTGTTCTATGTCGATTATCTGGTATTTGATTTCCCATATCTCTACATAGTC